TGCACTAGTTCAATCTATAGGGCCTCTCTGGTCTGTCAATTACAAACTGTCTTCAGTATTGAAGGCTACAGCTAGAGCTATGTTTAGCCTGTCTGACACACAGTATAATGCGCTAGAGAGGCCAGAGAACAAAGATAAGAAAGGATATGCAGGTTTAAGCAATAAAAGCTGGCGGGAGGTTCTCATATCTCTCTCTGAAGACTATATTAAATCTACATACGGAGAAGATTTCTTTGGCTTAGCTACTGCTAAAGCGCTAAACACATTCTCTAGTAGTGGCTACTCTCATGTCTTTATCTCTGACAGCGGCTTTAGAGAAGAGGCTGAGACACTTGTGACAATGTGTCCTACTTGCAATTTCACTCTAGTTAGACTATATAGAAGCGGTACAGACTTCAATAACGACTCTAGAAGTTACTGGCCTAACCAAACACACGTTGAGACACACGCTGTGCCTCTTATGAATGAGATTGCTGTGTTTAATGAAGGTACTGTAGATCAAGTAGTAAGAGAGATCATATCACGATTGGAAAGAATATAATGGACCCCGATAACACGATCATCTTAGAGATTAGACCAATATCAGCAACAGCTAAATACACTGTGACTAGTATTAACGGTAAGGCACATACACCTCATGAGAAGTTCTACTCTATGGCTGAATTAAAGAGGCTATCAGCCTCCTACATTGATGCTGGTTGGGACACTCTAGAAGTGTGGCTTGAAAAGTAAGGAACACACCAATAATAGCGCCCGTAGCTCAGCAGGATAGAGCAACAGACTTCTAATCTGTGGGTCGTAGGTTCGAGCCCTACCGGGCGCACCAATTTAAGAAAGTTATTAAGAATGCCACTAACTCAAACTGCGGTATTAAATGCCTATACACAAAGGCTAAACGCTAAGCCCGGAGAGACGCTAGAGGATGATATAGCCTACTACGCTCGGGTGTCTAACCCTACCTCACAAGCTAATGCACAAAACAACACTAGATTAAACGCCTACTTAATTAGACATGCACACTGGGCGCCTTTCGACATGTGTAACATTGTGCTTGATGTTACTACATCCCGTGACATAGGCAGGCAGACTCTCAGACACCACAGCTTCAGGTTTCAAGAGTTCTCACAGCGTTACTCAGCTACAGAAACGCTAGCCACACAGCGCGAATTACGTATGCAGGACCACAATAACAGACAGAACAGCCTGCCTACAGATGATGAAGACTTAAAGAAGTGGTGGGCTGAAGCTCAGAAAGAGGTAGCCCGCTTCACATTTGAAATGTATGATCGTGCATTGAAAAAAGATGTTGCAAAAGAAGTAGCACGTGTTATACTGCCGGAAGGGCTAACACACACACGGTATTTTCAGAACGGTACAGTGAGGAGTTGGATACATTATATTATGACACGTACACATGAGTCTAGCCAAAAGGAGCACAGAGAATTGGCACTAGCATGTGCTAACGCTATCAAACCAATCTTCCCTTCAATTACAACCTTTTACACAGACTAATAGAAAGTGAACATTAACAATGACTGACACTATTAAAGGCCCCCTTACAGCTGTAGCTAATATAGCACTAGACACAGAGATTGCACTGAATGATGATGGTGATCTAGAGGTACAGCTATTTCTCTCAGGCTCAGACACTCTACTAGCTACTAAGAGCTTTTCTATTGGGGGGCTTATTGAAGAGTACGTAGAGGCTAACACCTGTACTATGTTTGGCCGAGAGTTCATGAATGACCCCGATGCAGTGAAAGTTTTGAGTTGTCTCAAGAAATTGTCTGGTGATCTTATTGTGGCATTGAAAGCCAATATCAAGAACGTCAACGACTTGTGGGTGGAGAAATAGTATGACTGATACACCTGTAGAGATACCCCAAAAAGATGTGCCTTTTCTACTAGAAGCTTTATCCCGTTTTACTCTTGACTCTTTAGATGAAGAACTGATATATTCACAAGAAGATACAGAGCTATTGTGGGAGGCTCACCAGAATTTAGATATCTTCTGGCGTATCGTGCAGGATGGTACGCCAGCTAAATTTTTATGAGGTTAATATATGCATGTTGTACTTGATGTAGAGAACACAGTCACGGAGCGTAACGGTAAGGGCCACTTTGATCCGTTTGAGCCTACTAACGAGTTAGTTCAAGTAGGCACGCTCTATGGCACAGTAGAGAACATTTTCACATACAATCATTCGTGTGGCATTAAGGACAAGCCAGAACGTCTACAAAACATACTAGACAAGACTACTCTTCTCATAGGCCACAATATCGTGCATGATCTCATGTGGTTGTGGGAGTGTGGTTTCAAGTATGACGGGCCTGTGTATGACACTATGGTAGCTGAGAGTGTGCTACATAGAGGCATCAAAGTCCCGCTATCGTTAGGTGATTGTGCTGAGCGTAACGAGCTGGAGAGTCAGAAAGGTGACACTCTCCACAACTACTTAGCTTTAGGCTACTCAGTACGAGACATTCCTCATGATGAATTAAGTTTCTATCTTAGTGGAGACTTGCATACTACTAAAGCCCTAAGATGCCATCAGCTTGCTAGATTAGCTACAGATGAACTCTCACAGCTAACTAGCACTGTTGATCTCTGTAACAGAGTCACTAGAACTCTAGCTAGATTGAGCCGCAACGGTATCAAAGTAGATAGAGCCGTATTAGATTTAGTTAAGCAAGAGTATATTGAAGAGAAACAAGCTCTTAAAGACGAGCTAGATGCGTTATCTACTAAGTTTATGGGTGACGTACCTATTAATCTCAATAGTCCCGAGCAAGTGTCTACGGTAATTTACTCTCGCAAGCCCCTAAACAAAGCTAAGTGGCCCGAGCTGTTTGAGGGTAGATTATCTAAAGCTGAATACAGAAACATAGCCGCGTCTAACACAGTACAAGTGTATAAGAAGAGAGCTGTTAAATGCACTATATGTAGAGGCTCTGGACGAGTCTGGAAGACTAAGAAAGACGGCTCGCCTTTTAAGAAGCCTAACAGGTGCCAGAAGTGCGATGCTGTAGGGTGTCTGTTTATAAACACGCCTGAAATTGCAGGCTTAAAATTCTTCCCTCTATCTAAAGATTGGGTTACAGCTAACGGCTTTGCAACTGGAAAGGATCACATTAGTCTACTAGCTGATATAGCTAGAGGCCACAAGATGGTTGACGCTGAGAATTATCTTAGAAAGCTACAGAGGCTTAATGCTGTAGAGTCATATTTGTCTACATATGTTGCAGGTATCGAAAATTACGCTAAGCACGACGGTCTCTTGCATGTTCAACTTACTCAAGTTATTACGTCAACAGGCAGGTTTAGTGGGCGAAGCCCTAACATGCAGAACATGCCCAGAGGTGGTACTTTTCCAGTTAAGCGTTGCTTTGTATCTAGATTTGAGGGAGGTGAGTTGTTAGAAGCTGACTTTGCTCAGCTAGAGTTCCGTGTCGCAGCGTTTCTATCTCAAGATGCAACAGCTATGCAAGAAATTGAGGAAGGCTTTGACGTTCATAGCTACACTGCTAAAGTTATAACTGATGCTGGAGAGCCTACAAGTAGACAAGATGCTAAAGCCCATACGTTTGCGCCTCTGTACGGGGCTACAGGCTACGGTAGGACACCGCCACAGGCACGATACTATGAACAGTTCATTGAGAAGTATGCTGGTATTGCAGCTTATCATAAGCAGCTTACTAGAGATGTTCTTAATACAGGCTACATTACACTACCGTCTAAGCGACAATATGACTTCTCTCATTCAGTTAGGAGAAAAGACGGTACACCTACACACTTCACACAGATTAAGAACTATCCAGTACAGGGCTTCGCTACTGGAGACATAGTGCCGCTGATCTTAACAGTGTTTGACAACATGCTAGAAGGTATGCTATCTTGCATTGTGAACTCAGTACACGACTCGATTGTTATTGATATCCACCCCAATGAGAAGGAAGCTGTGCTTGACATAGTACAATATATTAACACCAATCTTAAAAAGATAATTGACACTGAGTGGGGTATTGATATAAATGTACCCCTATTACTAGAAGCGAAGACAGGCCCAAACTGGCTTGACATGAAAGAAGTAGCGTGATATAACTGCTTCTCTTCAAAAAACAGAAAGGCTTTAATAAGCACATGAGCAACGAAGTATCTACACTAAAGACCTCTAATTTCGCTATGCAAGCTGCTGCTAGCGGTGTTGACACTACTAACCTGAGCGACGCTACTAGCGTTGATATGTATCGTCTTAAAGTCTCTCAAAGTCCAGTTATGGGCATTGAAGAGATTAAGAATAAGAAAGTTAAAGTTGAGATTGTGCCTGCTGGTGCAATGACATTGCAGCACTTTAACGGTGGTGAAGTCTTCTTGTCTGAAGATGTAACTATTCGTCCTTACATGCAGCGACTTTCCTATCAGAGGTTTGTTCCGCCTACAAGTGCTGGAGCCCGAGGCACTGTCATTAAGACTTTTATGGCCCTTAATCTTAAGGGTGACTTGAAAGACACTGACGGTGGTTTCAACTGTGGGCGGCCTTCAGGCTACATTGAAGACTGGAACGCTCTGCGTTCAGACATCCGAGAAATCTACAAAGCAGTACGGCGAGTGCGTACAGTGTTGGGTACTATTTCTATGCGTAATGTTATTACAGATGCTGGCAAAGAGGTTGATGATATCATTGATTTGCCTTTCTCGTTTGACATCACTGCACGAGATACATTCAAAGCTATGCAAGCGCCCTTTGAAGATGCAGTGCGTAAGCAACATCTTCCTCTAGAGCACAGCTTCGGTGTAACTGTTCAAGAGCAAGCTATGAACAACGGAGATGTGTTTTATTTTGCTCTGCCTACCCCACTCTCGGATGAGGTGCTGCCTATTGATACCGAAGTAGAGGCTACTTTCGGGTCTTTTGTAGAGTATGTAGGCCGTCATAACGACTATGTTTCGCAGAAGTGGACTGAAGCTAATGCAGCAGATGAAGCAGAAGACTCATATGATGAGGATGCTGCTGAGCTAGTTGATGACATTGTTGAGGTAGGCTAATGAATCACCCCGCTGAACTAGCACTCACTTCTCTAATCCGCAGACTAGAGAACGGTGATGTTACAATCTCTGATGACACAAAAGAGCAAGTTTATAAAGAAGTCAAAGTTGCTCTTGACAGAGAGTTCAGCGGGGCTGATCGGGCTAAGCGGGGGTTTACCCTCCGCATGTCCAACATAGGTCGGCCCTACTGTCAGCTCTGGTTCCAGAAGAATAAGCCTGAAGCAGCACGAGAGCCTGAGAGTGGCTTTGCTATTAAGATGATGATTGGGGATATTGTTGAAGCAGCATTCAAAGGCTTTCTAAAAGAAGCTGGCGTAGAGTACACAGACACTAAGAAAGTAGTGTGGACTACGTCCAGCGGCAAAGAGATTGTAGGACACTATGATCTAGAGATGAATGGGGCTGTAGATGACGTTAAGTCTGCATCTCCGTATGCCTTTGATCGTAAGTTTGAATCCTTTGAAACTCTAGCTGCTGATGACTCTTTCGGGTATGTAGCCCAGCTAGCTGCTTACGCTAGAGGTAGTGGCCTCAAAGTAGGTGGCTGGTGGGTCATCAACAAGACTACAGGTCAATTTAAGTACACCCCAGCTGACGGTATGGACGTTGACGCAGTGTTAGCTGATATCGAAGCTAAGATTGCGGAGCTAGATGCCAATGAGTTTAGGCGTTGCTTTGAACCTGTAGAGGAGACTTTCAGAAGTAAGCTAACAGGCAATACAAAGCTAAGTAGCTCTTGTGGCTTCTGTGACTTCAAAGAGTCTTGTTGGGATATCATCCGAGCGCCAGAGACTAACTCAACAGCCAGAAACCCGAAGGAAGTAGAGTACATCTACATTGCGCCTGAGAATATGGTTACTAACTCATGAGCAATCATTATAAAGGAGTTTCATGAGAACGTCAAAACAGCGTAAGGCTGCACTGAAACACGGCTATGCTTCCGGTCTGGAAGATAAATTAGCTGCTGTTTTAACAGAGAGAGGTATCAACTTTCTATATGAGAAAGTGAAAATTGAATGGGAGGATTTGACTTACAGGACATATACGCCTGACTTCATCCTCCCAAACAATATCATAGTTGAGACTAAAGGTAGGTTTGTAACTGCTGACAGACTGAAACACTTAAAGATCAGAAAACAGCACCCCGAACTAGACATTAGATTTGTATTTGACAACAGTAGACAGAAGTTGTATAAAGGCTCTAAGACCACATACGCTATGTGGTGCATTAAACACGACTTCCGCTACTACGATAAAACTATACCAGACGATTGGCTAAAAGAGCCACCCCTACATGAACTACAAGACTTTATAAGTTTCCCCGAAAGGAAAAAAGAATAATGAGCAATAGTATTAGTTACAACACAGCCTTCACAGATGATGCAGTATATCTCAAGCTGGAGCCAGTGCTAGACGAAGAAGGTAGCTGGGTTGGCGGTGTAGGTGTGTCTAGCATCGTGCCGGAAGACTTCTCCTTAGTAGGGCATGAACTAGCGTCCATTATGGGCCTGCTTAATCTTAGTGCAGTAGCTTTGCATCTACTTGAAAATGATGATGTTATCTACAAGAGAGTTCTTGCCTTTATTGAAGAGACACCCGAGTTCTTTAATCAAGCAGCTGTAGAAGAGACTACACCTGACTTTTCTGATGTAATTGAGACAGTAGAAGCTAATGTCGTAAAAGTAACTTTCGGTAAAAAGGGTGCATAATGCCACTAGTACAGATTACAGTTGTAATTACTGTAGACCCCTCTGAATATGCTACGCCCTCTGACGGAGACTACGCTACAGACATTGCAGATCATATTGTTGATGAAATGTATGGACTAGCAGGCGTTGACCTCATTAGCATTCAGCATAGTGAACCACAGAAGAAGGAACGCTACTAATGTTTTTAGATACAGACTATCAAACCTTTATTGTGTTGAGTAGGTATGCTCGCTGGCTGGAAGCTAAAGGGCGTCGTGAAACCTTTGATGAGACTATCAAACGGTACTTTGATTATGTAGAGGGTTTCATCAAAGAGAAATACGACTACGACATTTACAGCATGAAAGGCGGCCTAACAGAGGCTGTCAAGTCTCTGAGTGTCATGCCCTCTATGAGAGCTATGATGACTGCTGGCCCTGCACTAGACCGTTGTCATGTGGGGGGCTACAACTGTAGCTACATTCCAGTAGACAGCATCCGCTCTTTTGATGAGTGTATGTACATACT